TAACGTCAAGTCGAGGGCAATACCGAGCCAAGCCTGATCATCAGGAAGGTGTAACGACTAGAGCTACGGCTCGTAGGGCCAAGCGGCCCGAAGCGCATCGCACCCCACGCGGGTGATGAGATAGTCTGATCTGCATGGAGACATGCAGCAGCCGAAAGGCGGGCAAGAACGTCGCGGGTCTTGCCGAACATAATGCAAAACTTCTGCAAAACTCCGGGATCGTGCAAGTTTTGCATGACGGGTCCCGGTACGTAGCGACATAAGGAGGGTATGAACAATGGCGTATTCAACGACAAATCCTCCGACCTGTTGGACTCAGTCCTTTGGTGGACAGGTTCTCAAGGAATGGAGCTACAAGAGTGCTGATTCCATTGCGACGGTGGCTGGTTCTAGCTATTTTAGCAACGGATTTTCTCTCGGCATGCGTCTGGGCGACAGCATCGTTGCTGCCCAGATCAGCACTGGCAGCACCTATATTGGACATGCACGGGGCATGGTCAACCTCGTCTCCACCGGAGCGGGGGCGACTGTAACGTTCGCGGCAACGTCGACTTAACAACTGCATAGCGGGCTTTGCTTACATCGCCCGCTATAGTATAATGCGAGACATGAGCGTGTTGATCGCGCGCTCATGTCTCTAACCAATCAACCGATGGAGCGGTTAAATGGCTGATGCGCATCCTATTCCAAGCAATCCGCGTTTTAAAGACCTGACTGGAAAAACATTCGGTCTGTGGTCTGTTGTATCCTACGCAGGCAAACGCAAGAACAATCTTCTGTGGAATTGCAGATGCATGTGTGGCGTCGAGAAGGTTGTGCAGGGAACGAACATCACATCTGGAAAATCTGCCGGGTGCGGGTGTGTTCAGTACGCCAAGCTAACAGAGCGAAATACAAAGCATGGCCTGAGTGATCATCCTTTGTATGGGGTGTGGTCCTCCGTCAAGCAGCGCTGCAATCCAGCGTTCAAGGATAAATTTGAGGGATGGGCTGGTCGTGGGATCAAGATCTGCGACCGCTGGGCGAACAGCTTCGAGCATTTCCTCGTCGACATGGGCGAGCGCCCAAGCGCTGACCACCAGATTGAGCGCAAGGATAACGATGGCGACTACGAGCCCGGGAACTGTATCTGGGCGACGCGCACCGAGCAAATGCGGAACATGCGCCGCAACCGGATCGTGACTTTCAATGGCCGTGAAATGACGTTGACGGAAGCGATCAAAGAATGCGGCATTCCCGGCGGGACGGTGCATGGTCGTCTCCGTATCGGTTGGGATGTAGACCGTGCGCTGACAACGCCACATCGACAACGTCGCAACTCGAAAACCTAATACCCAAGGCTGCTTCGGCGGCCTTTTTCATGTGAAAAGTATCGCAAAAGGACACCATATGTCACAGCAGAAAAAACTTCCTCCGATGTATCTGACCAATCAGTACCGCGCCGATCAGCGGTTCAACAGCTATTTTCTCGAACTGCCGCTCGGGCATGTGTTCGAAGACCTGTTTGCGCCGGGATACTGGTCGCATCATGCGCGATTGCAGAAGAACGACATGATCCGCGTTACGGATGCGGCGCGCTCGTTCGACATCTGGCTGACCGTCGAGCGCAAGCCGCAGGCCGGCGCGGTCGTCGCGGTCTTCCCGAAATATCCATCAGGCACAGGCATTGATGCCGCAACCGATGCAGCGAAATCCGCCGCGCTCGCCCGGCCCTCGACCGTCCCGATCCTGGCGAACGGCAAGACTTCGATCCGCGTCAATCATACCGCGGCGACCAAGTGGCGCGTCATCACGATGGACGGCTCCACTCTGAGCCAGGGTCACGAGACGAAGGAAGACGCCGAGCGCGTCATGCAGAAACATCTCGCCGAACTCAATCTGACCATGCCCTCGGACGAGGCAATTGCCGAAGCTGTGGCGAAAGCCAAGGCAGATGAGGCGGAACGGCGCAAGCCGCGCGCGACTGCGGCGGCCTAAGCGCGAGAATCCGTGCGGGGCGTTTCAACGGCGCGCTCGACAGACCAACCTTTTTTCAGCCGAGTCCATGCAGACGACAACGAAACAAGCGATCCGCTTTCCTTGATCGCTTGTGAAAGCCACATTTTCTGACCTCGGTATATCACCTTTTGGCGGATAGCTTTTGTTGTAAGTGCTTTGCGTATACCCCAGCCTTCGGCTATTCGATAGCGAAGGGCGTCCTCAGAGATGCCGGTGCGTTCTGCCCACTCACGCAACGTAAGCGATACTCCAGAGTGAGTGAACTTTGGGTTTTCGTAGACGCGCAATGGAGTTTCCAGCGCGTCCTTTAGCGGCCATCCGGCGCGTAGGCGCCTGCGCAGCTCCGGCGAGGTTACGACACTGCCCGCGAGCCTTCTGGCTTCCTGCAATGGCAGCCTTTTGTTTTTGTAGAGGACGTACGTCGTGTCTCGTTTGTTATTATTCTGCTCAGTTCTCGTGGCCCAGCGCACGTTCCCCGGCTCGTAATTACCGGTCGGGTCCGGATGGCGATCAAGCGAGTGCTCAGGTGATGGTCGAGGGCCAATATCCTTGATGAAAGTTGGGAAGTCATCCCATCGTTTGCTGACGCGGACACCAATGCCGAGATGAATTCGGTTTTTTGGTTTTGTGCGCAACGGTCAGACGACCGAAGCGCTTCCCCGTCAGATCGATAAATTTTCCCATAGAAGAGGGATAGCACACTTGGCTACCAAACTCAAGGTCATGCAAGAGGCTTGCAGAGTTTTGAGGCAAACTCCGATTGCAACCGTCACCGACGATATCTTCATCCGCTACGAGCTTGACCGCGTCTATGACGATACGCTGCTGGAATGTCTCGAAGAAGGCTTCTGGAACTTCGCCATGCGCACCGTGGCGATCGAGCATTCAGAGAGCGTGACGCCGTCGTTCGGTTATTCCTATGCCTTCGAGAAGCCGTCAGACTGGGTGCGAACGTCGAATATTTCCGGCAACGGCACGATGTGGCCGCCGATCGGGGCCGAAGGCTATGCCGACGAGACCACAAACTGGCATGCCGATTTCGACCCGCTCTATGTCAGCTACGTGTCCAACCACACCAGCTATGGGCTTGACCTCTCCCTATGGCCGGAGACGTTCGCGCTCTATGTCGGGTGCAGACTCGGCTTGCGGGTCGGACCGACCGTCACCGGGTTTGGCAAAGAAGATGAAGCAGCGCTCGAAAAGAAATGCATGGCCCGCCTCAAGAACGCGCGCTCCAAGGACGCCATGAACCAGGCGTCTGTATCACCACCCCCCGGCCGTCTTGTCACCGCCCGCCGCGGCGGGCTCGGCCGCCACTACGACTATCGCCAGAACGGCTAACACGAAGGATACAAGATCATGGCTCCACTAGGCAAACTCTTTGGCAGCACGCCGAAGCCTCAACCCGTCGTCCGCATGCCGGACGAGAACGATCCGGCCGCTATCGAAGCGCAGCGCAAGCAGCGTGCCGACCTTGTTCAGGGCAAGGGCCGTGCTTCGACTGACCTGACGGGAACCTATGCGAGCGATCGTCTAGGAGTCTGACGAATGGCAAAGACAAGAGCGTTTACACATGCGTTCAATCAGGGCGAAGTCTCTGCAAACGCCCTTGTCCGCGTCGATCAGGAAAAACTTCGGTTAGCCGCAGAGCAGCAGCGCAACATCCTGCCGGCAATCATTGGCGCCGGAATGATGCGCCCTGGATATGGGTATACCGGCGCGTCAAAATCCAATAATCAGGCGCGGGGCATTCCTTTCATCCGCTCGACAACGGATTTCGCCGATCTCGAACTGACAAACACGGTCTTGCGTGTATGGGTTGACGATACGCCGATTACGCGGCCGACGGCGACGTCAACCGTCACCAACGGGGACTTTGCCTCAGGGACCGGCTGGACGCTGACGGTTGGCACTGGCGCGACGGGCAATATCAATTCGACGGTTTCCGGTGCTCTTTACATGACTGCTGCCGCGCGTGGATCGAGCGTGACATGCACGCGGTCGGTAACGACATCGAGCGCTGATACAGAGCACGCCTTGCGGATTGAAGTGACTCGTGGTCCGGTCTTCTTCCGCTGCGGATCAACATCTGGCGGTGACGATTATATCGAGGAGACCGAACTTGATACGGGAACGCATTCACTAGCGTTCACCCCATCAGGAACATACCACGTCTTTTTCAAGACGCAGCGCGAAACGGCGGTGATCGTCGATTCCATCACAGTGGAATCCGCAGGTGTAATGGAGATTACCGCCCCGTGGACGACCTCAGAACTCAGGGATATACGCTTTGATCAGTCGATCGACGTGGTTTATCTGGCTCATGGGAACTGGCAGACGCGGCTGGTCGAGAGGCGCGGCACGCGATCATGGTCCCTTGTTCTGTTCAAGGCCGATGACGGCCCATTCACCATTGCGCGGACGGCCAATGTCCGGATAAAGCCGGATGCGACACGTGGCAACACCACGCTGACAGCGGAATCAAATTTCTTTCGGCCAGAGCATGTCGGGACGCTGTTCCGTATCTTCCACGACCGCTTCGATGCAGATTTCGTTCTCGCCGGAGATGGCATCTACACTGACGCATGGCGCGTAACGGGAGTGCGTATTGCGACCTACGCCAACGAGCGTAGTTTCGCGTTCCAGAGCACAGGGACGTGGTCCGGAACGCTGACCATGCAACGTTCCGTCGATGGTGAAGATACTGGTTTTAACGACTTCCCGATTGATGATAGTACGGCAACGGTCAGTTCAACGGCGAACGTCAACAATGTCCATGACGGCGAAGACGCTGACAACAACGTCATAGCATGGCACCGGCTTGGGTTCTTGCCAGGTGATTACACAAGCGGCAGCATAACAATCGATGCCCAGTACAATGGCCATTCAGGTTTCGGAGTAGCGCGGGTGACTGCCTACACTTCCGCTACAAGCGTCAGTGTGGAAGTTCTGAGAGACTTCAAGGATACGACTTACTCCGACAACTGGCTCGAAGGCGAGTGGTCGGATCGCCGCGGATGGCCAACCGCCGTTGCTTTTTTTGACGGCAGGCTCTGGTTCATGCGTGATGACAAGTTCTGGGGGTCGGAATCGGACGGCTTCACGCTGTTCAACCTCGAAACGGAAGGCGACAGCGGTTCGATCCAGAGGAATATCGCAACTGGCGGGTCTGTAAACACCGGCATCGCCATGCTGGCCCTGCAAAGGCTGATGCTGATGACGGCCGGATCGGAAAGTTCCGCCCGTGCATCGTCGTTCGATGAACCGCTGACGCCAACGAATACATCCGTGAAGGATGCCTCGACGCAAGGATCGGCGTCCGTATCGCCGGTCAAGCTCGATGGACGCGGGATCTTCGTCCAGAAGTCAGGCACCAAGCTCTATGAGATTTTGTATAATTTCGAGGCCAACGACTATACGTCGCGCAATCTCAACCGGCTGAACGATGAGATCGGCGGCGACGGCATCGTCGAACTCGCCGTTCAGCGCCAGCCCGAAACGTTCATCTGGGGCGTGCGCGAGGATGGGATCGAGGTGCTGCTGATCTATGATGACAGCGAGGAGGCGCTGGGCTGGTTCACCGTTGAAACAGACGGTCAGATCGAAAGCGCTTTCGTCCTGCCTGGCACGACGCAGGATCGGGTCTACGCCTGGATCAAGCGAACGATCGGAGCCTCGACGGTACGCTATCGCGAGAAGCTTGCGTTGCACAGCGAGGCCCTTGGCGCGACCGTCACCAAGCTTGCTGATAGCGGAATATACACGTCATCGGCATCGACAGCAGTCACGGCGGCGCATCTTTACGGATCAACGGAAAGCCTGATCGGCTGGGGGACATCGACGGCGGGCGTCAAGACCGTGCTGACGGGTCTGTCCGTCTCGACGGCAACCACGGCGGGGATCGTCAGTCTCGGCGCGTCCTACACGGATAGCTGGGTCGGATTGTCTTACAGCGGGCGCTACAAATCCGCGAAGCTGGCTTATGGTGCGCAGGGCGGAACCGCGCTTTTGCAACAGAAGGCCGTGCACCAGGCTGGTCTCGTCATGTCGAACGTCCACAAGGATGCGATCAAGGTCGGTCCGAACTTCGACAGCCTGACGAAGTTCGATATCCGCAAGGCTAACCGGCAGGCTTTCGGGTCCACTGACGATCCGGTCGTGTCCGGACACGACACCGTCATGCAGCCGATGGGCGGCACATGGGACACTGACAGCCGTGTCTGCATCGAGATCCAGCCAGGTCATCCGGCCACGCTCAACGCGCTCGTCTTCAATATCGACACCAATGAGTAGTCTTCTGGTTCGCCCGGCCACTCGGGCTGAGATCGAGGCCTATCACGACGATCTGTCTTGCCATGTCGAAGATGCCGGCGTGGCGCTCTATAACGGCGAAATCATTGCGATGGGTGGGTTTGCCCGCAAGCATGACCGGATCTGGGTGACGCTTGATCTTGAGGATTCCGCGAGACGCTTTGGCTTGCGTCTTGTGCGCGCCATGCAGCGCGGGCTCAGAGCCAGGGGCGAAACCGTTTTCATTCAATGTGACGGCGATCATGCCGAAAGACTTCTCCGGATTCTCGGCTTTGTGCCGACAGATGAGGCAATCACCGACATGCGGGACGGCAAGACTTTTTTGAGGATATGGAAATGGCAGAATTGGCAGCTCTAGCCGCAGCGGCAGGCAGTGCTGTCGCCAGTTCTGCAAGCACGATCCTGCCGATAATCGGCACCGTTGCGACGGTAGCTGGTACGGTAGGCGCTGGTTATGCGGCAAAGGAAGAAGGCAAGTTTCAGGCCAAGCAAGATGAACGATCTGCCGCCGAGGAACGCGCGATAGCCTCGCGTCAAAGCGAGGAAAAGCGGCACCGCACAGCGCTCGTACTGTCCGAACAGAAAGCCAAGGCAGCATCCTCCGGCGCCGGAGTCACCAATCCTACCATCCTCGATATCATGGGTGATACGGCGCAATATGGCGATTATGTCGCCCGATCGGAAACGGCTGCCGGAGAAACCCGGGCGCGCGGGTTTCTCGATAAGGCTGCTGCTGCCCGATACAAGGGCAAAGCCGCCTACCGCGGCGCTATCCTTGAAGGGATCGGCCAGGGCGTCAAAGGCATTGGCTCGTTTGGCTAAGGGAAATACACTTGGCACGCATTCCAGATAAAACAGCGCCAGGCAGCCCGACATTCGCCAGGCGTCCGCAGGCCAACTTTGGTCGTGGCGGCGCTGGTGCAGCAGTCGGGCAGGGGCTTGCCCGACTGGGCGCGTCACTCACGGCTATCGGCGAAGCCCGGAAGGAAGAGGAGAACGCTCTCGACCTGATCAAGGCTGACGCCAAGTACAAGACCGAAATGTACCAGACGCAGCGCGAGTTCAGCGACGATCCGGAATACAAGACGTTCGAGCCGCGGTTCCGCGGCCGGGCATCCTCGATCACGCAGGACGCCGCTTCGATCATCCGCGATCCAAAGCTCCGGGAGAAGTGGTCGCTCCGCACCGGCGTCGAGAATGAGAGCAATCTCAACTCCGTGCTCAATCGCGGGCAGAACCTGGAGCGGCAGGACAAGTTCGTCGAGGTCGAGGAGGCGTTGAAACATCACCAGCGCATCTATACCGATCCGGCAACCGACGAGATAACGCGGCGGCAGGCGAGAGCCGACATCGAAGCGGCAATCACGCTTGGCGAACAGAAAGGGCTTCTGGAGCCGAAGGTTGCCGCCAATCTGCGCGAAGGGTATTCCCGCGGGTCAGTCATCGAAGATGCAAACACACGGCTTCTGACCGATCCTGAAGGGCTGCGCAATGATCTGACCGGCGCGGGAGTGGATGCCAAGCCGCAGGATGATGCGATCGGCAGGGCCGCACAGGAAACCGGCGTGCCGGATCACCTGCTGAGAACCTTTGCGCAGATCGAAAGCAGCGGCAATCCGAAGGCGCGAACAGGAAGCTACAAGGGGTTGTATCAGCTTTCCGACAGCGAATTCGAAAAGTATGGCGGCGGCGATATCTACAATGCCGACGACAATGCGCGGGCGGCCGCAAAGAAGATCAGTGCGGAAGCCGCCGAGTTCGAGAGAAAATACGGACGCGAGCCGAGCGCTACCGATCTCTACCTGATCCACCAGCAGGGCAAGGGCGGCTACGAAGCCCATGTGTCCAATCCGGAACTGCCCGCATGGATGAACATGCACTCCACCGGAGAAGGCCGGCAGAAGGGCGAAGCCTGGGCGAAGCAGGCCATCTGGGGCAACATACCGGACGATGTCAAAGAGCAGTTCGGCAGCGTCGAAGATGTGACCAGCGCCGATTTTATCAAGCTTTGGGACCGGAAGATACACCGAATCGGCGGGACGGCTGGCGATGTGTCGCCGCGCTATGCGGAACTGACGCCGCTGGAGCGGGCGGAGTTTACCGCGAAGGCGCGCAAGCAGGAAGGCTCGATGCTGGAAGGGCGGCGCGAGGAACTGAAACGCGCGCTCAAGGATGACGAGGAATCGATCCGCCGCACCGGCGTCAGCACTAATCCAGACTTGCAGATGGCGCAGAAAGTCCTCGAACCCAACCAGATCAACCGCTATGTGCTCAACCGGCGCAAGGCGAAGATGGAATTCGAGGCGATCAACGATCTGCCGCAACTGACCGAGGCGGAAATCGTTGACCGGCTTGCCGCGGTCGAGCCTTCTCCGGGAGAAGAAGATTACGACGCCAAGGCCGATGTCTACGACAAGGCGCTGAAGAAGGCGAACACGCTTCGTGATCAGCGCGAGAAAGATCCGGCACTATCCGTTGCCGAACTCGCCGATGTGCAGGTCGCCGAGCAAGGCGTTCGCGAGAACCCCGGAGATCCTGAATTCGTCCAGGCGCTCGCGGCGGCGCGCATCGATGCGCAGGCAAAGGTTGGCATTCCCGAAGGCTTGCAATCCCCGATCACGAAACAGGAATCCCGCGTTCTTCTCTCTCCGACAAGAGGCCTTGAAGGCGACGCGCTCTATAAATCACTGGAAGAAGTTCAGGGCAAGCTCGAAGAGCAGTATGGCCCATATGCCCGCGTCGCCGCTGCAAAAGCGTTCGAATATGACGGACGCTCGAAAGAGACGGCGGAAGAGCTTGCCGGGTTCGTCGATGGTCTGTTCAAGGGTGAGAAGATCTCCGCATCGCAGATCCGGCGGCTTGAGTTCCTGAACGAGACTGATCTCGCAACACGCGCATTCGGCGGGGATTTCGTTGGCGATCCGGTGCGGCAGTATCAGGGGCGGCCAGTCGGTGAAGATCAGGGCGCTCCGATGTCGGCCGGTGAGGCTGGCCCGGCGATCACAGGCGGTATGCGAAAGCCGCCGCAGGGGGCGATCGATCTGCTAGCTGGCAATCCGGCCCTTGCGCCACAATTCAACAGCAAATACGGCCCCGGCGCGGCCGAAAAAGTCTTCCTTGAACTTGGGATCACTCAGTGACCGATAATCCGTTCGATCTTTTTGATGACGAAGAAGATACTCTCGTCATAACGCCTCCGCGCGCGACTGGCAGTAATCCATTCGATGCGTTCGAAGGCGAACCCGTCGAACCAAGCCCGGCAAAGCAGACAGTCTCGCCATCCGTCCCGCCGCAGGACAACTGGTTCAAGCCATATGCCGACCGTCAGTCACAGCAGACGGCGCGGGAGTCATCGCGCGTCCTAACCGATGCTGAACGCAAGAATTTCGGCTTTGAGCAGCCGCAGACGAAAGACGATGCATCATTCTGGGGCTCGCTCGAACACGGCCTCGGCAATCGCAACCTCGAAGCCTATGCCGACACGCTCGAACATCTGGCCGATATGTCGGACGATCCGAGCTACGCGGAATCCTATCGCGATTGGTCCGGCAGTCTGCGCAAGACTGTGCAGGAAGACGGCTCGGATTACAAGCCCGTGTTCCAGTCGTTCAAACAGATCAATGGATTGTCGGACGCTTGGGGCTACGTAAAGGAAGTTGCCGGAGAGCAGATCGGCATCCAGATTCCCGGCATTGCCGGGGCAATCACGGGCGGGTATCTCGGCCAGAAAGCTGGCGCGCCGCTTGGCAAGTTCGGGCGTGCAACCGGCGGTTTCACCGGTGCAACGGCCGGCGCGCTTTCCGGCATGATTCATCACCATGTCTCGGAGATGCGCAATGCCCTGAAGGGGGAGCGTGTCGAAGGCGGCGATCTCGTCAAGTACACGAATTACGGCACGATGGTTCTGGCCGGGCTTGACCTTGCGTTCCCCGTTGTCGCTGGCCTGAAGTTCAACGGCGCTGCACGACAGGCCGTCGCACGCAAGGTGGCGCTACAATTGGCGAAAGGTGGGACGCTCCGCGCACCATCGGAATTCATCAAACGCTTTGGCAAGGAAATCGTCAAAGACGCGATCCTGCTTGAAGTGCCGACCGAAATTGCGCAGGAAGCGGTGACGACATTCGTTCCGCCAGAAGTCGCCGGGCGCGAAGTCACAGACGAGGAAATCCAGCGCTTCATCACGGAGACCGTACCGGAGACGGCCTTCAGAACGGTGATCGGCGCGGGCGCAGTCACGACGCCGGGTTCAGCGCTCCAAGCGCGACGCGATGTGCAAGCAGGTCAAGAATTTGCAGACCGCGACTTCGCCGCTGAAGCCCAAGCCGCACAGCAAGGACAGCAGGTTGCCCGTGAAACGAAGCAGGATAAGCTTGATGTAACGGATCAGCAGCCAGAAGCGCCGCAGGCTGCGCCGGAGACTGGCGTTGTCGAGACGGAGGCTGTAGACCCAGCCGAAGCTTCAAGGCAGCGTGCACAGGCGCAGAGCCAGGAATTTGACGATGTCCTGAGTTGGGCAAAGACCCAGTACGGCGAGGATGCAACTATCTTCCGCTCGGGAAGACAGTACAGCGTTGCAGTTGATCGCGATGGCGTTCGTGAATTCGTCACTCCGGACGGTGGCGTCACGGTCGATGAACTGGCAGAGTATGGTTACGAACCGACGACGGAGACTGAGAGCGTAACGGGAATTCCCGTTACGGAGGAAATCCAAGGCGAAGCCGCCGACCTCGACCCAGAACTCCAAGCCTACGAGCAGGAGTCCATCCTCCCTGCCATCGAAGAGCTTGACGCCGAAGTCGGATCGCCCGTACTCGCAGACGCTTATAGCAGACTGACGCCGGATGAGAAAACCGAGATCATCAGCCGGATTTCGGAGAATGAAGAAGACATTGCCAGCCTCATCGAGGAGATGGCAATCCGCAATGAAGACGCGCCGACCATTGCCGCAATGGCAATCCGTCGCGGCGCAACGCCGGAGCAGATCGAGCAGCTTCGCGGCGTCATTCAGCAGGCATCGCCGGAGCTTGCCACCGTATTCGATGAACTGATTGCATCGCTGCCAAAGCCGAGACAGGCGAAAGCCCAGCGTCCGGCACGGCAGGCAACGCAAATCCGCGATACGCTTCCCGTTGCCTACGATGCGCTGCCGTCACTGACCGTGGCGGAATTAAAGGAAGTTGCGCGCCAGACCGGCATCGCGGCAACCGGCACGAAGGCGAATATTCTCAACTCTTTCAAAGAGCGCTTCAAGCCGGACGGCTCAACCAGATCGATTTTCGAGCAAAGCCGGTATGGCGACGATTATATCGCGCCGACGGAATTCGGACAAGCATCGCCGGAGCAGATCGCACAGGCCAAGGCCACGCTGCGTGGTGAGCAGGCGGGGAAAGCGCCAGCACCCCGGCGCAGGGAAGTCGGATCAACCCTCACTGATTTTGCGCGCGCATCCAGCGCCACCGAGATTGCCGAGCGCTTCAATATCATGCAGGAAGATGCTGCGTCCCTTCTGAAGCGCAATGCGTTCACCGGCGAAGCGAAAACGATTGTCGAACGTCTCGCTAAAAAAGCCGCTGAAGGCAACGAGCATGTCCAGAACAACGACTGGGAAGCTCTCGGCCAAGTCGTCGGCGATATGGCTGCGGACGCGGCAACGCTCACTGAACTCGACGCAAGGCCGGAAGCAAGGCTCGTTACTCAGTGGGTTGACACTGCCAGCCGTTTGGCACGAGAAGGCAACATTGCTGTCACAGCGCCGGCCGCGCAACGCGTTCAACGAACAGCAACCGCTGCCGACACCCGCTTGCAGGAACTTCGGAACGATGCACGCCCAGCCGTCCCTATCAGGCGCAGCGTGTATCCAGACCATCTGGTTTCGCTGATCGATGGCAAGAAATACAAGCAACTGAAGCGCCATGTTCAGAACTACGGCTTTACACCAGAGTCCTACCGCCGCCTTTTCGGGTTGCCAGATCAATACCCGATGGTGGCGTCAGATATCGCAGCTTCTGAATGGACCGGGCGAGAGACAATTGCGCCGCCGAGTGCCGAAGAAGCGCGTCAGATCGTCGATGAGGCAATTGCTCGTGTCCCGCAACGCACTGATGTCAGCGAGACATTTGAGCAGGCGGACCAAGATCGCCAAACCCGCCAGTCCTTCGCCTCCATCCTGAACAGCAAGACCCCGCGTTCAAAATGGGCGTCAGACCTTGGAATATCCGAAGAACAGCTTGCTCCGCTCATTGATGAAGCGGTAAGAAAAGGCTTCCTTCGCCGCGATAGAAACGGCAATGTCCGCCGTGTGCCGCAGTCCCAGAAATCGGGAAGCTTCGCGGCGATGGTGATCCCGGAGAATTTGCCCGATACAATTCCAGGTGAGGGCAATGTTGTCCTGACGCCGAAAGCGGAAGCCGCAAAGTCTGAACTCCAAGCCGCCATCGACCGCGCCGCCGCAAAGATCCTCCCCGAAGCCGTCAGCATAGACGTTCGCGATAATATCGCAATCGCGACGCTAAGGCGAGAAGATCAGATGCTGGCGGTAAGGGAAGAAACTGCGTTTCGCCGGTGGTTTGGAAATAGCAAGATTGTTGATGAGCAGGGCAATCCGCTAGTCGTGTATCATGGTGCGCCTGACGTGCGCGGTATTTTCAAAGAAGGCTTTCAAGCCCTTTCGCGTGGCGAAGTCTGGTTCGCGGCCAAAGATTACAACGTCGCAGACAGCTATGCAGACGACCGCCGCGCCATGGATTACCAAAACGCTGAGCCGCAGACAATCCCGCTTTATCTGTCGGTCAGCAACCCCAAAATCATAGACGCGAAGGGTGAGAGCTGGAAGGGAACAGAAAAGCAGATCAAGGCCGCGAAGGATGAAGGTCACGATGGCGTAATCATCGAAAATGTTGTAGATTTTTACAACAACCCTGAAGGGGCGACAAGGCAAACAACGACGGTCTATGCGTTCTTTTCTCCGACACAAGCGAAGTCGGCAGTCGGTGGCCAGCTCAGATCTCGCGTAGACGGGCAACTCATTCCAGATGCGGTTGCCAACCGCGGCACCTTCGATCCAACAGATCCTCGTATATCTTATGCTCTCCGTACAGGCGCGAGGCAAAACTGGCAGCAACAGCTTCAGGCTTTTCTCGACGGTAAATTTAACAACGAATGGATCGACGGCGAAGGCTTTAAGGCTTACGTCCGCAAAAGCGAGCGGCCCGATCCAAATACGGATGAGATGCTTCCGACGCTGGATATTGCATCAATCGAGGTTACGCGCGAGCAGCGTGGGCAGGGCACATTCCGCGACGTGCTGGCTTCCGCTATCGAGACAGCCCAGCGCAACGGCATTCAGGCGGTCTATGTCGAGAATGTCCTGACCGATCAATTCGCAAGTTTCTTCCGCAAGGCGGGCTGGACAGAAGACGGCCGCTTTGGTCCCCCATCGTTTCACCTGCGAATTGATACAGGACGGGGGCAGACAGAATCCGATCCATCTGCTATAGTGGGTGAGGATGCAGAAGCCGCCAGCGCTGTTGAAATCAGCAACGAGCTTGACCGGATCAACAGCGAACTCCGCAGCCTGTCCGCCGGGCTCGGTCGCATTATGCGCATCCCGTCAGCAAAACGTGAAGAACGCCGCAAGGAGCTTGTCAAAGAGCGTGGACGGCTGATTGAGGTTTACCGAAACCTTCCGCTTGAGGCAAGAGCGGCGAATGTGCGCGATAGCATGTTTGCTCTTCGCGGGTTCCACGGCTCGCCGCACGAGTTCACTCGGTTCGATACGTCCAAGATAGGCACCGGCGAAGGCACCCAGATGGAAGGCTGGGGCATCTATCTCAGCAGCAGTAATATCGAGGGCGAAGCCTATCGTCTTGCGCTCCGCCCCGAGAACATTCTGATCGACGGAGAACCCGTTGGCAACGACACAGAGCTTCAGGAGTTTGCCGGGGCAAAAGTAGCTGGCCAGGATTATTATGGCCGTACTTTTGATGAACTTGGCGAATCGATCAGGGCAATGAGGCAGAAGGCGATCGACCTCGCCCCATCGCATCCACGCCGCGACGAAAACATTGCCGAAGCCGACGCCATGCTGGAAAAATACGAGCGCGTCGCGAAGTGGGATGTTGATCCAGGTGATTTCCTTTACGAAGTTGAAATCGACGCGGATGCTGATGATTTCCTCGTCTTTCATCAGATGATGTCAGAGCAACCCAAAATCCTGCCTATGGTCAAGGCAGCGCTTGAGAAGGCCGGGATCGACAGTTCAGATATTGAATCCCTGCAAGGTGTGAGTGTCTACGATCGTCTTGCCGAAGCGTTAGGCAGTGAAGAGTTTGCGTCGAAAGCTTTAAGCGCAGAAGGCGTTGCCGGCAACAGCTACAAGGCGACGATGGATCTGGGGGCTGACAACTACGTCGTCTTCGATGATTCAATCCTCAAGATCACGAAGAGAAATGGTGAACCGGTATCTGGCGAAGAGCGCCAGCAGGCTGTTGACCAGATGCTCGCCCTCCGCGCGTTCCACGGCTCTCCTCATGATTTCGACAGGTTCGATCTGTCGCGGATCGGAACGGGAGAAGGAGCGCAGGTTTTCGGGCACGGGCTTTATTTTGCCGAGAATGAACTGACTGCCAAGGAATATCAGAATGTATTAGGCGACGTTCAACTTGTTGCCCCGGATGGCAACGTCGTTAATATGGATAACTCAAGCCATGTCGCATCCTACTATTTATATTTAAATAACGGAAACGCTGACAATGCTATCAAGCGCATCAAGTCTCTTGATCCAGATCAGGAAGTTACGCGCCTACAGGATGCAATCAGCCTTTTAGAGCAAGGGGATATTAAGCCTGCTACGGAGCGAAAACTGGGCCATCTCTACGAAGTCGAGATCGACGTGGAGCCAGAGCAGTTGCTGGATTGGGATTTACCACTCAGCGAACAAGGCGAAGTTGGCAAAAAAGCATTGGCGGTATTTGATAGACTAGATTTTACGAACAACCCAGAACGGACTGTCTCTCAAGTCAAACAGATTGTCGATGAAAAGTACGGGCGCGGCGAATTTAATAATATTACAGTTTCGGAACTTCTCCGCGACGCAGGCATTCCCGGCCTCAGATATCTGGACCAAGTCTCACGCGCGACTGGCGACGGCACCCGCAACATCGTAATTTTCGACGACAGCCTCGTCAAGATCACGAAAAAGAACGGCAAGCCTGTCTCTGCTGAAGAACGGCAGGGCGTTGTCGATCAGATGCTTGCTCTGAACCAGCCGTCTCAGGAGCAGGTAAGAGCAGCAAAAGCCCTACAGGAATTCGCCAAGACGGATGACGCCTTCGTCTATCCGAAATCTGACAAGCAGGATGTCGTTGGTATTATCAGTGACACCGCCGAGCCGAGCGGCCTCACATTCGAGCACAAGAGCACCGATGAAATCGGATTCCACGAACATGGCGCCAAAAGGATTTACAATTTCCTCACCGGGGAGAGAAAGCCTTTCCATGTTTACGAGGACGACAACCGCGTCTGGATGGATGTCTCTGAAGTAAGGCAGGGGCAGGCGGGGGCCGCCATTTATGCGGCGGTCGCCAATTACGCGCTCAACACGGGGCGCAAGTTCATCGGCGATCCCGATGGCATGTCGGCGATTGCGCTGCGGCGCAGAACCGAGAACATGCTATCGTCAGCATTGAAGTTCGGGACGACAGATCATCTTGAGCCGCATGAAGATCAGATTGCGGGCAATGAGAAAATTGGTGTGCCTCCACTGCAATGGACAGAAGGCGATACTCTTGGTAATATAGCATCGTTGATGGAAACCTCCGTTGAATCCGTCGCAAGTAAATTCCCGGAGATCAAGGATTATCGTTATGACCTCGCAACAGGAGCCATCCGAACTGGTGAAGGCCAGCCCGTTTCTGATGGAATGCTGGACGCTCTCGCCGAAACGTCTGCCGACGTTAGAGCATCGCGCGCGGGTCGCCGTACTCTTAAGAGAGTCATCCTCCAGAACACCCTTCTCCAAGAGGCGCGAGGAGCGGCAGGGGCCGGATTACTGGGTGAAATTGTCAGCCGGAGCGCCCAATCTGTACAGTCTGGAGCGATGTCTGAAGGAATTTTCTATGCTCGATCCAGACAAGCAGAAGCTCTAGGCCAGACCGACCCCTACACCATGACCATCTCCATCGCCATGCAGGCGGTGGAGGCTGAAGCTCGCGCCAAGGGCGTTACCACAGTTCAGGAAGCCGTCCGCGTTCTCAGACACGAAGCCGTTGAATTCTTCAAGGCAATGGGCCTGTTCACCGAGAAGGAATGGAACACGCTCAAGACGGCGGCAAAGCGTAATGGCTGGGTGGAAACCACCGGCGTCCGGCAGGCTTACGAGGGCGTCTACAAGGGCGGCATGAACGAGACGGAGATGAACGATCTCCTCATCAAGGAAGCCATCGCCGAACAGTATAGCGAATTCCACCTGAACCGGAAACAGTTCACCGGAACCATCGCAGCGGTTTTCCAGAGGATCAAGGATTTCATCGCCCGCATCTCCAGCTTCATGCGCGGTGAAGGGTTTCAGACCGCTGATGATGTCTTCACCCGGATCGATGAAGGAGAGTTCAAGGCAAGGTTCAATGAGGCGTTTCCCGAGTTTGCGCCGGAGGTGGCGACCGGCACGCGCGCCATTCAGGCGACGGCCGGCCGTATTGCCGACAGTCCCGTTCGTCAGCCGAAGGCCGGGACCGAACGCCCGGATCAGTCCCTGGCCGATCTCGTCGGCGCATTCAACAAGGCGCTCGGGCTCATCGTGCGGCAGGGCCGTCTCGATCCCGGACTGAAGCGCCGCGCCAGCATGGCGGGCCAAGATGTCCGCGGCCAGACCTCAATGGAAACTGGCGTCGTCCGGCTCCGCGTTCCGAACGAAATCGACACGCTTGCCCATGAAGGCGGGCATGCGCTCGAAAACCGCTTCAAGGGCGATCTGGAAGCGATCAAGCAGGCGCACGCTGCCGAACTCACGCCGCTTGCCTCCCCCGGCCCTGACGCGCTCTCTGAGGGCTTTGCGGAATGGTTCCGCCGCTATGTCACCAATCCGGCGGCAAGCACGCGTGCGGCACCGGGCTTCGAACAGGAGTTCGAGGAGTTCCTCGACGCGCAAGATCCGGCGATGCTCGCCAGCCTGCAATCCATCCGTGACGGCTATCAGCAGTGGATCGCTGCGCCATCCGGCGGCGCGGTCGCATCTTCTATTGCCACGACGGTTGCGCCTGGCTCAACGAAAGAGATCATCCGCGAGTTCAAGGAAGAAGGGCTGCGCAATACCTTCCAGAATTGGACGGATCGAATTTACACTGCGGTCTTCGACGACCTGCACCCGATGCGGCTCGCCGTCGATGGCCTGCTCGAAATCGCCAAGAAGAACGTAAAGCCGTCCCTGCGCAAGAATCTCGACGTGAAGGCGACGAATAACGCCTACAAGCTTCTGCGCATGGCGCGCGATGGGTACGCAAGCGGCCACATGGACTTGCTCCACGGCGTCCACGATTACAAGAGCATTACGCCGACCGGTCCAAGCTTGCGCGATGCGCTCGGAACGGCGTTCGAAGGCTTCGACAAGAGCCAATGGAACGAGGAAATCTCCACCGTTTTCGGCGCTTATCTGACCTCCCGCCGCATGGTGCAGGAATGGGGCCGGTTCCAGAATGGCGACCTCTCCGCGCCGCCGGACAAGTTCAGCCTCGCCGATCACCAGCAGGCAATCAGGGATTTCGAAGGGAAGTATCCCGGCTTTGCCCAGGGCGCACAACAGGTTTACGAATACCTGAACAACATGCTGCGCAAGAAGCGCGACGCCGGCCTGATCACGTCGGAACTTTACGACGAGCTTGTTGGCAGACAGGATTACGTGCCAGTCATGCGCGACATGAGCGACCGCGGCGGCGTTGAAGGCCGCTCGGCAGCGCGCAAGGACAAATACTCGATCATCAGCCGGTTCCGCGGTTCACAGCGCGATGTGATCAACCCGCTCGAATCCATTGGCAAGGATAGCTATGAGACGGCGATGATCATCGCCCGCAACGATGCGCTCAAGGCGCTTGATGCGCTTGCCCGCGCCGCCGGGCCGGATGGCGGCCAGTTTGCCGAACGCATTCCGGCGCGCGAGATGAAAGCCACGCAGGTCAACGTGCAGGAGGCGATCAAGGCGGCTTCTCGCGATGCAGGCATAGATCCTGCCGACATGCAGATCATGCTGCAAGCCGTCGATGACCAACTCGGTGACAACACCGTTGCGCAGATCTGGCGGGCCGGTGAAATCTCCGAAAAAGGCGAGGCTATCGTATATCTGTGGGAGCGCGGAGAACGCATCCCGATCCGGCTTGCGGACGGCAAGTTCGGTCACGATATGCTGCATGCCGTCACGGGGCTGAACCGTGAGGCAACCGACTGGTGGGTAAACCTGCTTTCGCTGCCTTCAACCGCACTTCGGATCGGAATCACCAGTTCCCCCGATTTTATAGCCAGTAATTTTTTGCGCGACCAAGTCTCAGCTTGGGTGTTGACGAGAGATTTTGTGCCGTTCATAGACGGCGCTCGCGGCATCTACAACGATCTGACGCTCAGCGATGTCTCTCGCATCTATTCCCGTGTCGGCGGTATTATGGGTGGCGCAAACGTCGCTGCTCAGCACGAGAGCCGGATCAAGCGCGAAGTCTTACAACTCAGACGCAAAGGCGTCAGGTTTACGCTGAATCCAATGACGCGAGATTTTTGGAGGATGACCGAATTCTCAGAAGCGGGTACGCGTCTCGCTGTCTTTAAGAAAGCCTTTGACCGCGCGAAAACAGATGGCCTAACAGATTGGGAATCCGCGATTGAAGCCTCGTTTGTTGCCCGCGATTATATTGATTTCGGCAGGCGCGGCTCAAAGATGCTTGCGGCAAGACGCCTTGTGCCGTTCCTCAACGCAGCCTTGCAGGGCCTTGACCGCGGCATCCGCGGACTGCGCGGCCGTGTCGATGCCGACAAGGTTCTCCGCACGGTCATCAGCCCATATATCAAGTCCCGCACTGGCCAGCCGCTCAGTGAAGTCGAACAGGGTAATAAGAAGCAGGCGGCGCAAGCGTGGGGCTATATGGTGGCGCTCGGGATGGTTGGCCTCGGTCTCAGCCTGCTATACCGAGATGAAGAAGAGTACGAAGAGATCAGCGACTACATCAAAGCGACGCACTGGTTGTTCCGGGTTGATGGCGAATGGGTGCGCATCCCGAAGCCGTTCGAATTGGCGTTCTTCTCGAACCTTGTTGAACGGACATTTGATTATGCTGTCAAGGATGACCCGACAGCAGTTGAACGCTTCGTCGATGGTTTGTTCGAAATCACTGTTCCTCCGCACTCAATACCTGGCGTGGCCGTGACAACCGAATTGGCGGCTGATTATAATTTCTTCACCGGTCGCCCGATTGTGGGGCCGTTCCTGAAAACCTTGCCGCCTGAACTACAATTCAGTGCCTATGCGTCAGAGTTCAGCAAATATCTCGGCAAGCAGGTGGGGATCTCGCCGGCTTACATCGATCATTTCATCACCGGGTTTGGTGCATCCTACGGACGGGAATTCGTGAATGCCTCGGACATGTTCATGCCCGCGCTCGGGCAGGCAACGGACGGGCTCTTTGGACTGCCGACGCAGTCAGTCGCCGATCCGGCCTTGCAGGACTATTTCTTCATCCGCCGGTTCACGACCGATCCGACGCGGGGATCAACGTCTGTCCGCCAATTCTGGAACATGATGTCTATGGAGAACGGCACGTTCGTCCAGGCGGCGAGTGGCTATAAGCACCTAGTTGACAAGGTTCGCGATGCGTATGGTGCGCAGGAGTTTCTGGATCGCTTGCCGGAAGAGGAACGCGCCTATGCGCTTCTTAAGGCGGGCAACAGCGGCAATCGCTCCAAATATCGCCGCCTTCACCCTCTGGAGCGGGCTAAGGAAATTAACTCTGTCGCAGGCGGCATGAAGAAGGAAATCAATCTCAACCGGCTGTACAAGGGCGGTGATGGCAAACAGATCGAACTGACTCCGCAGCAGATGCGCACGGTCTCCGACCTGATGTCGGATATCTCGATGCGCGAGGCTCGCAATGCGCTGATCGCTTTGAAAGTCCGTGGCTGGGAGCAGAAAGAACCGATCGAAGTCGATACGGTCTATGAGGAGATGAAAGCTGCCGCGCCAGACGTTCACAAGGAAATCGTTGACCGGCTGAAAAGCAAAAAGCTGCCGTCATATCAGGATGTCGTGAAAGGCTGGCCGATTGCCCGCGAGCGTATCCTTGAAGATGGTCAGAAGGCGATTATCTCTGATCTGTACAGGCGAGATTTCTCAATTGGGGAAGGAGCGCCGCTTCAGTAGTCAGCGCCCGGCGCTCTCGTAGTATTCGCCCCAACTTGATGGACCGCTGCCACGTCCATTGAATGCGACATACACCCACGAGAATGCAATGAGCGCGACAAGGGCGATGGTGAGGACTTCGAAAATGTTCGGAAGCTTCATAGCGCTTGATTTGTTGCCTGTGTCAGAATAGAACATCGTAAGAACATGACAGGCAGAATCCGAGGTTGCAACTCGGACCTGCCCTAACCACGCCTGATCACTGGAGGATCAAGATGGCTGATAAACCTGTATGTTCAATCGATAATTGTTTCAAGCCCGCATTTGCGCGAGGGTGGTGCGCCAGTCACTTTGCGAGATGGCGCGATCGTGGTGATCCGCTTGCCGAGAAGGTAATCAAAATCTGTTCAGTCGCAGATTGCGGTAGGCCAATTAAAGCCAACGGTCTTTGCCACAGACACTATTCGAAATTTCTCAAATATGGCGATCCGCTAGGGTCAGCGATCAAAGTCGTCCAGACGACGTGTACAATGCCCGGATGCAAAAAGCCCTTTGTCGCCAAGGGCTATTGTCGGATGCACTATAACCGAGTTTATACGAAAGGCACTCCGCATCGGGAGACGCCGCGTATTGAAAAGATCATGAAGTTCGTGGATGAGGTCGCGCTTCCTTGCGAGAGCGACGAGTGCTTGCGCCATCCGTTCAATGTGAATGATGTGGGTTATTGCTTTATAAACCGCGGCAAGCGGAGCGCCAGAACCTCTGAAACGCTGCATCGGCATATCTGCGGGAGGAAGCACGGCGCTCCTCCACAGCCAGACTACGATGCAGCGCATGAGTGCGGGAACGCTTGGTGCGTAAACCCGCGTCACCTCTTCTGGAAGACTCGCGCCGACAACATGAACGACAAGCGTCGGCACGGAACTCATATCCAAGGAAGCAAGCAGTGGAAGGCGAGCCTAACCGAGGAGCAGGTCAGGGAGATTCGGGAACTCTCGAAATCTATGACACAGCGAGAGATCGCACGACGGTTCGGCCTTGGCTATAAGCATGTCTGGCATGTTCTCCACGACACATGGAAACATGTTGATGTGGATGTAGTGGAGAAATTCCGGAGCACCAAACTGACTGATGAACAAGTCAGGGAGATCAGGCAGATTCGTAACGATACAGGGATGTCCTACCAAGCTATTGGTAAGATCTATGGTGTCAGTGGAGGGTGTGTTTGTCTGGTTTGTCTCAGGAAAATTTGGAAGCACGTAGCATGATCAAACGAACGATCCGTACCAGTTCAGCACCGCAAATGTCACGATTGCCAGACTGCCGAGAACAAACGGAGTGTCACCTTTCCGATCGAATATCGCAACAATGCCAGCGATGATCATGCCGACCACGAATAACGCAAGGGAAGCGCCGAAGGCCCGTCCGTTGTGAATACCGAAGCCGGGCGTGCCGGTGAGGATGAAGATTGCGACGGTGCTGAGGGAAAGCAGGAATAGGCGGAAAGCTGTTTTCATGGTGGCAATCCTTAAAAAAATGAACCCCGCCAGAATATCTGACGGGGCTTAGAATTCAAGCGTTTGCTGGTTCGTTTGCATTTGCCGGTTTCCCGATCCTGTAGCGTCTGTCCATTTTGCCTTTCCGTGTCGTGCGGGCTGGCGCTTTGAACGAGGCCGGGGCAGTGAGCTTCTTCAGCTCCTTGACTTGCTTGGCGGCTTTTTCCGCAGGAGTGCGTTTCCGCTTCTGTTCAACCTTCCGGGATTTCCGGACAGTTGGTTTTTTGGCCTTGGCCGGTTTGGCTTTCGGCGTTGCGACAGATTTCTGACGCGATACAGTTTTCGCGACAGTTGCTGCCGCCACGTTCAAAGCCCGCATTGCTGGCACGGACAGCCAGACGAGAGCTTCGAGAAGCGCAAGGAACAGAACGGCGTTGACCGCTCCAAGTCCGCGAGCTGTGCCCTCGACCTTCGTTCCTGCCGACATGGAGATCATGACGGCAAGGCCGGAGGCTTCAACGGGCTTTGCTTCGGAGCGCGCCTTGCGGGCGTCCTGAAGCTTCAAGGTGGCTTCGTCGGCGCGAGCCTGAAGCGCCTTGCAGTTGGGGCCGCATCCGCGGTCGGAGGCTTCAGCGGTCACCAGAGCGTTAAGATCGGCAACACTCTTTTCCAGTTCGGAGATGCGCTTTGCCTTGTCCGCATAGACGGCTTCTCCGTGCTGTGCTTCGATCAGGTGCCGTCCGTGCCGGTCGGCATAATAGTTGGTGGCACAGAACAACGACACGAGCACGCAGACGATTGCAGTGGATCTCATCTGCATGGACCAGCCGATAATGCCGGCAACGATCGGGATTGCGATCTTGCCAATATCGGCGAGGCCGAAAGTGATGCCGGCAGCGAGGCCGACATTCAGTCCGTGGGAGACGTTCAGCACGAGGCTGACGATCCCCGCCGCAAGAGCGATAAGCAGCAAGACGCCGCCGATCAGAAATTGCGCCCAGCGGGGAATTCTGCTAGGCTGTTTCACGTGATGTTCCTTTCCAAGGGTTTGTCACAAATGCCGGTGTGAGCGCGGCTAACGTTCACATCGGCGGTTTCGGGCCTGTGCCCGCGATGATCAGCGCCAACATGACGCTGACCGGAGAATTCAGCAGTTCCGATAGGCTCGGTGAGTAATCTCTTCCATTTCCTTTCGCACGGGATCGGAGGGTTTCTCACTGAGTCTCTTCCACGACTCCAGCCAGATGAGCCGGAGCGCTTCCTTTACAGATGCTGCATTCATGGTTTCCTCCGTTGCTGACCATCGGAGGCACAGGAATATGCGGGTTTCAGTTGTCAAAGAACGCTTGACGCAATACGCATCTGACTATACAGTAGTCATTATGAGCGAGCCTGTCAAGCACAAAAATGATTATTCCTACATTTCCGCAAGTCATTTGCGTGGCGCTCGCGCATGGATGGGATGGACACTTGATATTGCAGTAGAAAAGTTGGGTATATCTCGGCAGACTTTGTGGAGATACGAAGCAAGTCAGAATAAAATCTCCAAGTCATCAGCGCAGAAAATATTCATCGGCTTCATGAATAACGGCGTTGAGCTTCGTAAGGACGGATTGAGGGTAGTATGAGCGAGGAATTTATGCAGCAACTTGTTCAGGAATGGGGTGGCTGGGGACTTTTGGTCATCGCGATTCTTGCAGTGATTTTCATCTGGTTTCATTCGTACGATACGCCGAAATGAGCGAACGTTGCCCAGATTGTGGCAGGCCAGTGTTGCCGCGATTAGCTGCGGCAACCGGCTGGATAGCTCGGTGCAATCGTCGTATCGCGACTTTTGGGGCGATGGCTGTATGCGAAACAGTCGGCAATCTTCGCTTCGATGAAGATAACAATCCTATTCGCAAGCCTCCCTCCCAACCCAGCGGAGAGTAAAGAGATGACCACAGGTGATTATCTGGCTGCACGTCCGCCGCTTGACGAAAGCGAGCATGTCTTAATCGACGGGGCGGTCGATCACGGTCTGTCGAAGGTCAGCGTCAATCTTGAAGTGATTGCGCAGACAGAAGACGAACTGATCGAAGGGCTACGGCGCGAGGTCGCAGACAGGGAGATCGATCCTGACGAATGCGTTGGCCTCCAAGGCTTCTCCGAGAGCTATCAGGCGAAATATCCGAATTGGAAGTATAACAGCCGCCTTGGTCCGAGGATAGCAGTGATCTGGCATCCCGAAGCGATCATTCCGCCATGCCATGTTCTGATTGACGGGGCTGTGGTTTATGGCGCTATAGCCGAGGCGGGCAAGGCATGAACTGCCGCTATGAAGATTACTCTGGTCTGTCCCAGCATGAGATGGCGCAAGCTCAGAAGGCTCAAGCAAGAGTGGCGGCAGGTCCAATTGGACTCATCGGCGAGCATCCGATCACGGCTATTATCGCATTTGTCACCGCCATGGTAGTGGCTGGAATATTTGCCGCGCAAGATTCGGACAAGCGAGCCGCATCCGATGACGCATGGTATCGCGCCAAGCTCGAATGCCGTCTCACCGGCGGCACCTATGAGTATTTCGGAACGCAAGGGTATCACTGCATCGGCGGGAAGAAGTAGTCACCGCCTTTCAAATCCTCACTATCACCAACCCGCTTTCCGGCGGGTTTTTTAATGGGAAATCCTGATCCGAAATGACAGACTTGCATGACCGGCTCGAAGGAGCCCGCAGTTCGCTGGCATTCAAAGCACCCTGCCGGGTTGCGACCACAGCCAACATCACGCTCTCAGGTGAGCAGACCATCGACGATATCGCCGTGGTCGAGGAAGGTGCGAACGACAGGCCGGATCGCGTTCTCGTCAAGAACCAGACCGACCAGACGCAGAACGGCATCTGGACTGTCAGCACTGGCGTATGGTCGCGGGCGAGAGACTTCGACGGCAACAGCGATATAGTCGATGGTACTCGCATTTATGTGCATTCTGGAACGGTCGGCATCGGGGAATACACCGTAACGTCAGACGATCCGATTGTCATCGATACATCGAACATCGTTTTTGCGGTTTCGGCAAGCAATCTGGCGACGACGGCGAGCGAGGCGGCGCAGGCGGCGGCGGAAGCGGCGCAGGCAGCAGCCGAGACGGCGGAGACAAACGCAGAGACCGCCCAAACTGCCGCAGAAGCGGCGCAGGCGGCAGCGGAAGCAGCTAGCGAAAACCCGGCATTTACCTATGCATTCGACAATGCGACGGCTGATGCCGATCCAGGCGCGGGCGAATTTCGGCTCGACAATGCCACGCTCGCCAGCGTCACCACCATATTCATCGACAATTCAGACGCCGACGGTAATGACGTTTCAGCCTATTTCGACAGCTTCGACGATATAGGAAGCTCAGCCAGGCGCGGCCATATCCTCGTCAAGGGGATCGATTCCGCAGACGCGTTTTTTGTCGGTCTTGTCACGGGCAGCGTTGTTGACGGCACCGGCTACCGGAAAATCAGCGTAACGCCGCTGGCTTCTGGTGGCACATTTACAGCGACCGAGAATTTCAGCGTCGTGTTCGCACCCGCCGGGGCAGATGGCAGCGGCGATGTCGTCGGCCCGGCATCGGCAACAGACGGTAATCTCGCGAGCTATGATGGAATTACGGGCAAGCTGATTCAGGATAGCGGGATAGCAGCGGCTGATGTTGTAGTAGATGCAGATATTACGAATATGGTAACTGCTTCAAGTAATCTGACAGATGGCCAAATCGTTGTTGGATCCGGCGGCGGCAAAGGCGTTGCTACTATCCCTGTGTCGTCACCGTTGCCGCCGAATGATGACTTTGACGATGTGACGCATTCCGGATTTACGCGCGCTGAGGACGGACAGGCAAATGGTCCTGCTACATTTGTGGCAGTGCTCACAGCAATGCGCAACGCAACGCGGTTCGGTCAACTTGCATTTTCTACGGTAGCATCGATCCCGAGTATGTGGGTGCGGCAAGTTGGCTCCACAGTCACATCATGGGCAGAGGTTTACCTTACAGGCGGTACAGATGTTGCTGTTGCTGATGGCGGGACAGGACGCAGTTCGCATACGGCTTACGCCGTGCTCTGCGGCGGCACCACTACGACAGGGGCTCAACAATCTATCGCTAGTGTTGGTACGTCAGGACAGGTTCTTACGTCTAATGGTGCTGCGGCACTGCCGACATTCCAAGATGCGGGTGCGGGCGGCGGCTGGGAGGATATAGAGAACGGCTCTGGGACAACGGTTGCCACTCTCGATATCGAAATCCCCGCTGCTTATGATCTTGTGCACATTAGGGTGTTTGTCCGTCCTGCTACTAACAATGTGGACCTTAATGCTCGATTTTCTCAAGATGGCGGATCAGTGTTTCTTTCTGGGGCGGGTGATTACTCATGGGCCACTGGGGGTCAACAAGGTAATGGCACAGAAATTCTTATGGGCGCTGGGGGCGGGGATGCGATAGGAAGTGCTTCACATAAGGGTGCATGGTTTGATCTCTGGTTCGAGGGCTTTGGATCTGACGGCATTTATAAGGCAATGACCTTTACTGGAGTATCAATTAAGGACGATAGTGACGAGGGACAACAGATTGCAGGCGGTGGTGTTCTGATCGACAATTCCAATGATATAACTGATGTCCGTTTCTTTTTCACTAGTGATGATGTCGCCGCATATCGTTATTTCGTTGAAGCAAGGAACTTCGCATAATGGGCAAGATCAAGGTTACAAAAAAAGTTGAGATCGAGATCGATGGCGTGCTTTGCGTCGATCAGGATGGAAAATTCCTAGGGGAGTATTTTCCAGGGGCGTCTGTCTACGTCGAGCACCACCCTGCACCGGATGGAGCCACTGTGCTTTCGGCAGACACGCCGTCCCCGCCAAATCACCGTTGCACATGGAACGGCACAGGATGGGATGATCCGGGGCCAGACCAGAAAGAGGTTGAGCGTCAGAAACAGCGTGCCGAGAAAGAAGCAGAGAACGCAGCCATTGCAAATGAACTGACCCAAAAGGGGTATTCCGAAGCGGCGATCAAGGCGATAATAGCGCGGAGTTAGAACGCAAACCAGCAGACCACCGTCGTCACTATCGCCCCCACGACGAACCCTACCAGATGACACTGTATGGCGAACGCCGCCAGATCGTCAGCAGGCATGTTGACCCGATCTTCATCGGCGTTCTCTGAAAAAATGTGAAGGTTCGTCATGAAAAGATCTCCCTCAATATGGCCGGATTGACCTTACCGCCTGACGCCCACTCCCGCAATCTCAAATCCAGCCCCTTCTCAGGGGCTTTTTTAATGAGGAGCCTTATGAATCCGATCACAGCATTCTTTGAGTGGCTTGCCGGGCTTCTCAAGGCGATATTCGGCGGCAAGAGCGTCGCTCCGAAGCCGGAGAAATCGGCAGATGAGCCGGTGTCCGGTGAGCCGAAATGGCTCAAGATCGCGCGCGGCGAACTTGGCGTGAAGGAAGCGCCGGGCGCGGCGAACAATCCGCGCGTGCTCAAATACTATGCCGACGCCGGGCACCCCGAAGTTGACGCAGATTCAGTGGCATGGTGCGCAGCATTTACCGGGGCGTGTCTTGAGCGCAGCGGCTACGCCAGTTCAAAGAGCTTGCTTGCCCGATCTTACCTGACATGGGGCAAGGAAGTCAAAAAGCCTGTTCCCGGATGCATCGCAGTGTTCAGCCGGGGCGACGTTCGGGGCTGGCAAGGTCACGTCGGCTTTTACATCGATGAGGACGCGAAGGGCATTCGCATACTTGCCGGCAATCAGGGTGGCGATCAGGTCTGCATCGAGCGGCAGGACCGCGAGCGGCTACTCGGTTACCGGGTGCCGGTCACTCCGATGAACTCACGCACCATGAAGGCGAGCACTGCACAGATGGGATTGCTCGGCCTCGACGGCGTGGCGATCCTCGAAAGCCAAGGGCAGATCAATGTGATCGGTGACCTGATCGGGCAGATCGGGCTGACCATTCCGGCGTTCCTTGTCGCCTCGATCCTGCTCAAGATTGCCCTGCAATGTGTCATTATTTACGCCCGGCAGGACGATGCTGCCACTAAAGGACGGTGACATGCTGGCACTCATCGGCAAACTGACGAACGCTGCTATCGGCTGGGCGCTGCCGGGCCTCTCCGCCTCCACGCTCTACATCGTTGCTGGCCTGCTCGCCGTGGGCGTTCCAACGGCATGGGCCTATTCTAAAGGCTCAGAAGGCAAGAGCGCCGCCGTGGAGCGCGAGAAGGCGCAATGCGAGGTGAAGATCGCCCGCATGGAAACCGCCGCCGAGCGCACCATTGCGGACATTCTGAGCAGCGTTGACGGCATGACGGATGGATCGAAAGACGTTGCTCAGTATTGTGAACGGCACCCGGGTCTTTGCAGGAGCGACAAATGAGCAATCTCGTCGACCGCTTTAAAGCCTTGTCCCGTAAGGGATTTTTGGCTAAAATGGCTCTGATTCTGGCAATCTCGTCGACCGCCGCAAGCTGCACGTCTTCGCCACAAGTGCAGACGCGGGTTGTCCCCGTCCCGTCGTCGAAACCATACCGTTACATCAAGCCTCACCCTGCCGACGCGCTGACCGAGAATACAATGGCTCAGATCGAACGTCACAACAACGTTCACTGGAAGGTCAAGGAAGCCGAGAAAAAAGCAGCTGAGCAGAAATAAACATGGCTGTACGCATCAGGAAAGATGGCCGCATTTTCTGTGCTGCAATGCGGCCAGAAGAGCCGGGCGACACATACATCGATGACGGCTTGCACTATCAGCTTTCAGTTGAAAATAAAGTGCTCGTTTCTGAGCCGATGGAGCGTCACGCAATCTCGGCAGAATGGTGGTGGCGTGGCGCAGTGCCGGAAGATGTCGAGATCGAAGACTTCTACATGAAAGCATCTGAGCAGAAATGAAGAAATCGGAACGCCTCCGGCAGAAGGCGGACAAGCTCCTGAAGGAGGGAGACGCCGCCATGATGGACGGGCGCAAGGCTGAAGGCAAGCGTCTCCTGCGGCATTGCAGGCGGCTTAGATCGCTGACAAGAATTGCCGAGGCTGACGAATGACCGACCGCGCAAAAACCATCCTCGCCTTCATCCTCATAATGATGGCAGGATGGTCAACCCATGTATCAGGTGTTTCTGATGAGCTTTCTCAGGATATCACCAAGCGGGAAATCCGCATCTCCACGCACCGGATGCGCCGGGAAGTCCTCACGAACAAGGCTCCCGTGACCAAGGGCATCGGGAAGATGACGGCGCAGTTGCGCGATATGCGGTCAACGAAATCGCACATCAACCGCTCTGAAGATTTTGCGCTTGTCGCCGTGGCGGCCGGAGCGGCGGCTTTTCTGGCGACGCCAGTGCCTTATATATTCGTCGTGGGCGGGGCTGTGTTTCTTGGGTGCTCGATAGGATTCTACTGGCTGGCTGGGTAAAAGAAGTATGGTTTTAAACCATACTTAAATGGTGGTTTTAAACCACTATTCCCGCCCGGTTAAATGTCCGGTTTTTGTCTCGCCACTGCGCCCCAGAAGGCACGAGCAGCTTCGTCTGGCGTATACTCGCCATATGTTTCAAATGTTCCATCAGGCTTGATGATGCAACCACCGTTGCCGAGACGAATGTTCAGCGTGTTGGTGGAGTTCAAGTCTTGAGTGTAAACCTTGAAATCCGGCGGTATTGGATTGGAGTCGCTCATATTTTGTCTCGCTCCGGTTTCGCGACAGAAAATTGACGGGAAGACTGGCGCTATCGAGGTGGCGTCGCGGCGATCAACCCGCTGTTTTCCCTCGCATCATCGCCCGCCGCCTTCCCGCTCGCGATTCTACAGGAAAGCGCACCGCAAGTAAAGCAAAGAGCCTTTACCTATCACCGCGACAAGTTAAAGAAAACCGCATTCCATTAACATAAGCAGCGTCCCGATACCGAAGCTCAAGACTCCGGCACCGGGACTGACCAAAAGACGAAAGCAAAGGTTTCGCCAAATGGCTGACAACAATCAACTCTGAAAAACAGGCTTAAACTATGGCGCTAAGTGAATATATGGCGGAGATCCCGGCGAATGGCCATGACAGACTTGCAGATCCTACGCGATATCGACCGGCGCATAGCAGACATGAACCAGTCGCTGACGCTTCAGATCGCAACGCTGAGAGCCGATCAAGACCTGCAACGACAAGAGACCCGATATTACAGACGGGACATCCTCGCCCGGCTCTCGCGGTTGGAGCAGGGCAAGGGCACGTCCGCAACGTTTTTCCAGATGCTGGACTTGGCTATCCTGGTACGGGTGTTGATCGCGATCATTCTCGCGGGAACGGGGATCATGAGCGTGGCCGAGGCGGTAAAGGTCGCGATAAACTGATCATGTGGCTGAACTTCGCCATAGCATCGCTGGCGCTCGTTACAGGGCTGTTCTTCGTGATGGCGAAGGTGTTCAGTCTGTTGAAATGAGCGAAGTTCGTCGACCGCATTAAGTCCTTACCCAGCAACAGCTTTTATGCTATAAGGTAGTCAAATCACACCCTTTCGTCGACGCTGCCATTCCAACGCTGACGCGCCACTTCAAATGGATCGCCTCGATACGTCCCGTGCAATAGCGTCCGTATCAGCCTAGCGCAAAACTCCGCTTCAAGAATTGCCGCTCTGTCGCCGGGAACAACAGATTTGGGGTGTTTCACCATCTCGGCTTTCAAAGCCGCAACGCGGCCGTCGATGACTTTTGCCGCATCTTCGATGAATTTTTCCTTTGCGCCCATCTCTTGCGTCACTGAAATTTCGCAGCGTACATAGACAGGCGACTTTCGATTCCGTGAATCAGTCCTTCATTCAGCATGGCAGCTGCTTTCGCGGGGTCATTCCTGAAGATAGCTAGAAGGACCGTCGCGACTGCCTGTTCGGTCGTGACCAGAATCGAGGAATAATCTGCAACCGGATCTCGATCGTCGATTATGGCCTTTGCGGCAGCAAGTGCCCGTTGAGTGTCTTTTTGTGTTTCGTGCATTCTCTCATCCTTCCTCATGGCGCGTGCGGTTAGAACAGGTGTTAGACCTCAAGCTTCTAGCCATGACCACGACCTTCCATCTCGAATGCTCTTTATAGTCGCCTCATGGCGTTTGAACTTCTTGGCGATGACGGCATCCGATGCGCCATCGCTAATCATCTGCTTGATCTTCACCACTGAACTTTCTTTCAGCCTCGTCATGGGGTTGCGCTTCCCGCGCATAATCGTCCCATGCCCAATCATATCCTCCGCATTTTCCTTTGGCGTTGCCCATCGGAGATGACGAGGATTGATGCACGACAGATGCCCGTTGCCGCAACGGTGCGCGGCGTGCGCTTTCTCGTTCGGCGGATTGCCGTGGACGCGCTTGCACACTATCCTGGCAACCAACTCCGTTTTCCCATCGACCGATAGCGCTGCCGGGTAGCGCTTTTTGCCAAATGGCCAGAAGAC